TCATCAAGGCTTGCCTTGGAGTAAAATCTAAGGCAAGCTCTATGAGGAGAGAATAGAAACTATTATGAAAATCAAAATACCTACAGATTACACTTTGCCCGAAGACGTTGCTGATGGCGAAATGCTGGAAGAACTCGTAACCTTCCGCGTCGAAGGCGACTCGCTTGTCCCGACCATGATTGCTGGCGTGGAAATCGCCGCAGACGAGTCCGACGAGGACATGGAAATGGAGGAAGATATGGCCGCTGACGAGATGGAAGCGGGCGTGTCCCCGATGAGCGGCATGGGCGAGCGCATCATGGGCATGGCTTAAGAGGCGGAGACCATAGGCTATGGCTCTCCCCACTTTAGATGCGGTCTTTGCTTCGGCGGCTAATGCGCCCCGAAGGTATATGCTTGCCCAATGGCTGGTTAATGAGTTGGGTTCGGGGTCGGTCGCTGATTACATTACCCTCCCAGAACGCTATCTCTGGGCCAAGATTGCCGTAGCCGCAGGGGCACCGAAAGATGAGGCGGCATATATTGGACTTCCCAAACAATACGCATGGAAGGATATCTACGATGCGGTTTCGGGGTCGAGCCTTGGCACTATCGACTGGGGAGAGAAACAAGCTTTGGGGCATATTGCCGCCGCCTATCGCGGAGACACAGGAACTCCAGAAAACCTAGCCACCTATATTAATTGGCCTTGGCGCTATCAAGTGGCCTCCATCATTGTCCACACAGCAATAGATAGCGATGTGTTGGCATTTGTTGCGGCAAGCGGAGCTACAGATGTTGCTGGGTTGGATGCGTTTGTTAAGGGGGTCAAAGATCTGGGTCTGTGGGATTCCATGGTTTCTTGGCCGCTTCGCTCTAGTCAAAACGCAGGAACAGGAACCACGGCGTATTCGCTCGGTGGGCTGGGGACTTTCAATGGAACGTTGGTTAATAGCCCGACTTGGGGCACGGATGGTATTAGTTTCGATTCTGCCTCGTCCCAGCAAATCGAGTGGACGACAAGTCCCTTGTCTGACTTTACCAGCGGACACGCGATGCTGGGCGTTTTCTTGCCCTCTGGCCCCGTCCCAACATCGGCCACATCTACAAGCCAACTGCAAATCCTTCAAGGCGCGGTGGTTGTCGTGGAATATGGGTCTGGCGGCACGGGTGGCACAAGCACCGGCTTGGCGCAGTATCGAATTACAACGGGGCGTAATATCAGCGCCTTCTTTGCGCAGGCCAACCTTAAAGACAAATGGACTGTTTACGAGCATGACCCACAACCGTCTGTGCGCGTGTTTAATAGCGGTGGCAACGCTGCCCACGGCGATTTGGCTGCTGGAACATTTGTATATGACCCTGACCTATCAATGACAATGGGAGCGACGGCGGACGGCACAAACACAACCGCGTTTTGGGCGATCTTCGCCGCTGGAACTAACATTCTGTCAGCCTCGGAGGCACTCCGCACCCTCTACAAACAAACCCTTGGCATCGGCCTCGACCTCCCATGAGTATCCAAGAAGTAAGAAACGAGCGGGGGGTGAAACTTACGATGAGCGAGTTGATTGCGGGCATTGCCTTGATGATTACTTTGTTTTCCGCCCTCAATGGTTGGATTGTCCTCCCAGAGCAAATGCGGGTTATTCAGGCCAATGATGCCAAACAAGATGCGAAGATTGAGGTTATCCAAAAAGAGGCGGTCCAACGCAACGAAACCTTGGCCCGCATTGATGAACGCACAAAAAGAATCGAAGAATACTTGCAATCCAAAGGATTCTAATTTAGCCTTAAATCTATGAAATCATTCTTTGCTTACATCCTTGGCATCCCTGCCAAAATTTGGAACTTCTACGCCCCCATCCTTAAAGAACTCTTTGTGGATGCGGCGTCCAACCTCCTTCCCCTTGCTCTGGACATCGTCCGCGAATTGGCCGACACAACCAAGACTGGCTCTCAAAAGCGAGAAGCCGCTGTCAAAAAGCTGACCAGTGCCGCCATCCGTAACGGAATCGACGCCTCCGAGTCCCTGATCCGCTTTACCGTGGAATCGGCGGTTCAGCGGACCAAGATCGACCAATGAAAGACAGGCTTCTAGCATTTCTTGTCAGCAAGATGGGCGGGGTTATCACCCCACTTATCGCCATGGTGGTTGCTACAGTTGTGTCCCGCCTCGCCATGGTTGACCCCAAGCTGGCTGAGTCGGTCGATCAAGTCAGCCTCACGGGCTTCCTTGTTGCTTTGCTAGTCTCCATCGTCAACTACATCACCAACGAGATCAACGTCAAGGGGGTCAAGAAGATCCAAGCCTTGGTGCATACCGATGTGGATGGGGTTGCGGGGCCGATCACCTACACCGAAGTCCGCAGGGCTGTTGAGGTCAAGAAGCCCGCAACCAAAAGCAAGCGCAAGTGAAGCCCCTTAAAGATGAAATCCTCAAAGCCATATTTACCAAAAAGCGCGAAGAAGATCGCAGAAGTTTCCTTGTCCGTTTACTCAGTTCCATCCGAGTCGGCGTCCAACTCAAGCGGGGGGATGATGGAAAGATTACCAAGTCCTACCGAATCGGAGGCAGAACGGATTTCTAGGAACTGGGATATCGGCAAACGGATCTGTAAGTATCGGTAAGATGTTTGTTACCCGCCCATCGTTCAAATGGGTCGCAGGCAAAAGGCTGGGCCAGCTTCAAGAAGACTTAATTTACGACGATAGGATTTTCGGCCCCTTGATGGCCCCCCGCAACTTTGAGAGCGATTTCGGCACGATCCCTAGACCATTATGGATTATCGACTCTCCTTACGAGCATGATCTTGTCTATCCCGCTGTCCTCCATGATTTCCTTTACTTTACGAAGTCAGATGGTAATTTCAGTAGAAAAGAGGCAGATGACATTTTTTACCGAGCAATGAGAGACGAGAATGCACCACAATGGAAGGCTCTGGGGCGTTATTGGGCGGTTCGGGTTTTTGCGGGATTTAGCGGAGGTTGGAAAAAGAAATGACTACGAGCGAGATCATGCGGATGCAAAAGAAAATCGGCGTGGAACCAGACGGTTTTTGGGGTCCGATTTCGATGGACACTTGCAAGCGGCACCTACGCAAAATGATGCCCAAGCCCCATCCTTGGCCCAAGCCCGATCAAAAATCCATGGAAGCTTTCTACGGGCGGGCAGGCCATGTCTCCACAGTCAGGGTCGCGCTTCCCTACAAAATGCATCTTTATGATGGACCCAAGACCATCCAGACAATCACCATCCATAGCAAGGTGGCCAAGAGCTTTGAGCGTATTCTCAACGATCTAAAAGAGGTCTACCCGACAGACGCCGAAAGAAGCGAGGCGGGAATCAACAAGTTCTTCGGGAGCTATGTGGTTCGTCCCATGAGGACGGGCAAGGCATGGAGCAAACATGCTTGGGCGGTTGCTGTGGATTTCGACGCCAATCGTAATGGACTCTTTTCCAACTGGCCGACCCGCTCCAAGATGCCGCTTGAAGTCATGGAATGTTTTGCCAAAGAAGGATGGTTGAATCTGGGGTGGTTGATCGGGCGAGACGCCATGCATTTTCAAGCAACTCAATGACTTATGGACAAAAAGCCGAAAAAGAAAAAGATCTACCGCAAGCCCGAAAGCCAAGAGTGCTACGCCTGTGGCTCAAAAAACATTGAACGAATGACAATCTCGCATGTCGGAGTTATTCGTATATGCAAAGATTGCAAAGAACAGCAAGCGGACTAAGTCTATGGCTTCTCACGACAAGAGACTCCAAGAGGTATTGGACAAGCTGGCCAAGGAGCTTGTGGAATATTTTGATTCGGGGTTTATCGTCGCTACCTTCCAAGACGGCCCCGAAACCAAGAACGCTTTCCTTAAATTCGGCAACGACTATGCTATTGAAGGAATTGTCTCCAACATCCATGATATCCTCTATGGGCAAGATGAGGACGAGGATGACGATCTGGATGACGGGGATCTTAAAAAAGTAATCAAAGACAACTAATACAATGGCCAATGGATCTCTATCCTTCACCCTTCCAGAAGAACGACAAGAGTTTGAAGATGCTTGTAAAGCAGGCGATTTTCGCAGTGTTCTTGGGCATTTTGACGATGAGCTTCGCAGCCATCTTCGCTATAATTCTCATCCCGATTGGGATAGCACAACTGTTGAAGAAATTAGGAAAATTCTGTATGACCTGATTGCCGACTACGGCATCCAAATCCACTAACCACACCACCACACATTCTATGACTACCGTCTATTGTTGTGGCCCCATGAGGGGCTACCCAAAATTGAACCATCCCGCCTTCTTTGAGGCCGAAGAGACTTTGCTAAAAGCGGGATACCAAGTAATCAACCCCGCGAGGATGGATCAAGAGCTTGGGCTAGATCCCCACAAATCCCAAATGGACAGCAAGTTCATTGAGGAAGCGGCAAGACGCGATATCGACGCCGTCTTTGAGTGCGACGAAGTTGTTCTTCTTTCGAAATGGGAGAAATCCAAGGGGGCCAGAGCAGAGGTCGCCGTAGCCCAATGGCTGGAAAAACCCTTGCGTCTCTACCCATCTATGGTTAAGTTGGAGAAAGAAGATGTGTGCGACATTGCCAAACGTCTTACTTCCTATGATCGCCAAACCGACTACGGAAGCCCGATTGAAGACTTCACCAAGCAGGCCAAGATGTGGGGAGCCATCCTTGGAGTCAATGTGACCCCGCAACAAATCGCCATGTGCATGATCGCCGTCAAACTTAGCCGCCTTACCAACTCACCCCGTCATAAGGATAGCGTTGTAGATGTAATTGGCTACGCACGGTGTTTAGATCTCTGTAACCAAGCAACCTCTCTATGAGCAAAAAAATAGCCGTCCTTTCGGACTTCCACTGCGGCCATCGTGTCGGGCTTACCCCTACAGGCTGGTTGCCCGAAAAAGACGAGAACGGGGAAATCCCGCTTTGGGCGCAAATCAACAAAGCCCACTGGACATGGTATGCCCGCGAGATTGCGCGTAACGGCCCCTACGACATCGTTTTCGTCAACGGGGATCTGGTGGACGGCAAGGGCAAGAAAAGCGGGGCTACGGAGCTTCTAGCTCCCGATATGGAGGACCAAGCCGATATGGCGGTAAAGATCATTCGCATGGTTCCCAAGACTAAGAATTGCAAGATCGTTATCACCTGCAAGATCGTTATCACCCGTGGAACCCCCTTTCATGTGAGTTCCAGTGACGGAGAAGACTGGGAGAACATCATCGCAGAACGGGTCGGACATCGCAGAACGGGTCGGAGCCACAGTGACTGACCATGCATGGGTTGAAGTCGAAGGAATCGTCTTCGATCTCAAGCACCACCCAGCAGGAAGCTCGTCATTGCCCCATGGGAGGCATACAGGAGTTGCCAAAGACCGCCTATGGAACGCCATCCTCGCAGCAGAGGGCGAGCAAACCAAAGCGGATATAATCTGCCGTTCGCATGTGCATTTCCACAATTTTTGCGGAGGCCCAGACTGGCTGGCCATGACCACCCCAGCATTGCAGGGGGCGGGTAGTAAATTCGGAGCCAGACGCTGTGTCGGCAAGGTAGACTTCGGCTTCCTTACCTTCACCGTAGACAAAGGCACATTCTCATGGAAACAACACATAGCAAAACTGGTAGAACAAAAAGCTCCTCTCCTAAAATTGTAGTCCCGTCATGGGATAGCGTCTGGGAGTCTTTTACAAACGACAACACCCAAACCACCATTGAGGCGATGAACGCCGAAGGATGGAGGTCTGTGGATCAGGTAATGAGCGTCACTGGACTATCCAACTCTCGTATCTACAACATGATACGGGAAGGTAAGTTCGA